GCATTAACTGTTTGCCCGGATTGAGTTAATGGAAATATTTCTGAACCGGATAAAGGCGATGGATGCGGGTCTAATCCAGCTATTGATGTATCTACGTTCGTTGCCATCTATAATTTTATTTTAAACCCGTTTTCTTGTAAAATGTAAAACCTGTTTTCTTGTAATAAAAACAGCGGTTTATCTTTTGTTTCTTCTGATAGCGTATTTATCACCAAACCATTTCGCAGCAAAGCGTTATAGAATAGTGAATCTTGCACCATCGTAGGATCAAAAATAATTTCCTTTCCAGACAATGTTGGCTCGTTTAAGTTAACAATGTTGCTATCTTGAATCAGTTTGTAAACGTATTTCAAGTCACCGTAAGTCATTAAACATAGGTCGTAAATGCTTTGTCCGGCTGTAGCTATAATGCTTAACATTCCGTCTGATCGTTTTTTTACTATCATAATCTTTCTGCATTTGGTTCAATGGTTAGTGTTCCATCGGGGTCATACTTTACTTTTGGGTTACCAACTGTATACCCATCGGCAGTTAATTGAATCCTCGCACTCCTTTCGAGTTCTTGTTGTTTCCCAGACGAATTGAGGTAGTTCATAATGCCTACTCCGACCATTGGGAACTGTTTCCACCAACCAATAGATGCTACTGTAATATCTTTGATGTGCTGTTTATCTGAATATCCGATAACTAAATCGCCATTCTTTATCATCAAATCTCCATCTTCATCTTCTAAAAAATCCTTTACCTTTGGCATTAGTGTTTTATTTTTGTGTTTTCGTAACTATCTTTATTTAGCGGCTGATCTGCTGAAATAACACCGTTAAATGCATTTAACCCTAAACTTCCATCAATTGAGGCTTGAGCTGTAAATCCAGCAACTATAGCGGCTTTCAGTAGGGTAAACTTGTTGTTGATGCTAGTTGTTAATTCCTGTATTTTTATGATCCCTCCGTTAATCCCATCATTGAAAGTGATTTTGTTCTTTTCAATAATTAGTTTTGATCCATCTATAATAACAACAGCTTTATCAATGTCGCTGTACATTGCCACGTATGGGATACCTTTATCAGTCATTATAATCGTTACAGTAGAATCAACCGAAGGGATCAATGTAAACCCGTCGTTACTTTCAGATGACAGCCTTACACCCGGAATTTCAACATCAGAATTGCCGCCTATTGCAATAACATCACATGTAAATTCATCTTCATTAACAGCCGTAACAGTTGCATCAAATGAATGCACGTTATCTTTCAGGAATGTTCCTGCAAGCCTCTGAATTGACTCTTTTAACTGATTATTTAAGCTCATAACCCCGCCTCTATATCTTTTGGTTCAAACTGATCAAGCTTTAGGTCTAATGTTATTTCCTGCCTGAACCCATCAACGCCAAATGTTTTTTTTACTGACTTAATTAAGTAGCCGCCATCCCTTTCTGGCTGTTTTGTATCCTTTATTTTTGCTTCGTCACCATGCCGAACCGATGGCAATCCAAACGTTGTAAAAGTCCCTCTGTATCCGGTATAGTGAAATCGCCTTAATCTCTCTTCCCCAAGCTTTTTTAATTTCGATTCAGGTTCATTAAAAAAATGAAATGTTCTTATTTCTCCATCTCGGCTACCGACAAATATTTCTATTCGCTCACGTTTAGATTTTTTTCGCCCACTTTCGTTTGTTGCTGTAAGTTCTTTTTGATTTATAGAAACTACTTTTGCCCCTATAAGAACATCATCCACCCTTTGGTAGTCGAGAGTATCTGAAATAATATTTTTTTGAAATGAAAATTTTATTTCTCTTCGGTCGGTAGGGTAATAAACGAATCCAGCACATCTGAGCTCGTTATTCCTAAACCAACTAAATATCTGTGCATTCCTTTTCAGCTTTTCAAGCACACTCCCGATCGTATCATCATGCGTAACAAAATCGCCTACATTTGTACTTATTGTTTGGCTTGTGGCTGTACCGGTAATTAGTGTAATACCTTTTGTTTCCGGAAACATATCAAGCATTTCACGGAGCATTTTTTGAACATCGTACTGTGACCCTTTGTATGTTTTATTTGGAACTTTCTTTTGTTTAAGTATCCACATCTGATCTTCGCACTCTATTTCTATAGGTATTTTTGTTTTAACCTTAGAAATATACCCTTCAAACTCTGTATTAATCTCCTTAGCTTCGGGGTTGCCTCCTTTTGGATAGATGTATCCGAGTTCAATTTTAATTTTGTCACCACGCAATAAAAGAGGTGGCAAAGTGCTTTGTCCTCCGGTATTTTTACCATCCCATGTAACTTTCTTCCCTTGTGAGTTAATAAAGTATACCGCCTTTGGAAACCGTAATTTTGCCGTGTCAGAAATATTGGCCCATGTTGAATTTATTTCGCATTGATTCACAAAATTGAACGTGTACGATTCATCTCTTCCCGGAAATGCTTCCGAAGGAACTTGTGTTATCGTAAATTTTGAGACAAGGCGTAACATTATTGTATGTATAATTCAATCGGTTCATCAACTGAGGCATTTATTGAAACAGGAATAAAGCTATACCCTCCTTCAACCTCAGGTATTGATCTTCGATTAACAACTATATTGCAGATGTCAAGCGTTTGTAAAAACCGACTGTTAACTGCAAGCGGAACAGGAGCACTAAGCGCGCGTTTTAATTCAGTAAGTTGATCGAGTGGCCTAACTCCATTTTCACCGATTAGCAATAGTTGAATATCTATCTTCCATCCCCCCTCTGAAATATATTCGTTAACCGGAAAATTCTTTCCTTGTACAACTGTTTCAACAATAACCTTTGGTTGGTCAACATTCATAAGAACAGTATCAAATCGTAACGCGTTCCATGTCGTTACCACACCATTATCGTTTGTCCATGATCCGGCTTGTATTTCCAGGTTTGAAAAAACGGGAGTACCCAACTTTGATTTATAAAGAGGGGCGTCCTTTTCAGCTAATAATTTCTGCTGTGGGTATGGATTTTTTTCTTTCGTAAATTTGGATGCGAAAATAGCAGCCGAAACCCCAGCACCATATTGCGAGGTTTTAGCAACTTCGTTTAGATATAATTTAAGTGTGTAATCGTCCATTATATCGGGTTTATAATCTGTGCGTCATTCAAAGCTTCCAATAAAGCTTTCACCATCATTTCCTTAGTCTGCGCGGCTCCTTCAATCATATTTGTCGTGTTGATAGAAAGTTTTTCGACTAACTTATCAATGTTGATTGTGATTACTTTATGTTCTGGCCCCTTTACTTTATCGGTGCCGGTGTCAACTTTTGTGATTTTGTTTATAGTTGGCACTGAATTTTCTTTCAGTAAAGACTTTCGCATATCTAAAAGCGCGTTTCTCTTTGCCGCTGTAATGCCTGCTGCCTGTTCGATAACACGCATTTGTTCTAAAGTGTAGTTTTTAGGCTTTGCTATCTTTTCTTCCTGTTTTTTTAGCTCAGCCATTCGATCTTCCATCTCGACATCAATAGCTTTTAAGCGCGCATTTTTAGCTGAAAGGCCTTGCTTTTCATAAGCCTTTGCTAAATCATTAACAGCCTTTATTTCATCTTGTATAGCTCTGGCGTGATTCTTTTCAATAGTGTCTTGGTACTCCTGTTTAAGAGTGTCGTAATTGTCTATCAACGCTTTTATACCTAGAACCAATGCGCCAACCGCCAATGCAACTGCACCAACAGGATTAGCTGCCATAGCTGCATTTAGATCCCACTGCATGGCTGTCATAAATGCTGTAGCTCTTGAAAGCCCTTGTGTAGAAGCGATATATTTTACCATATCCCAAATAAAAAGTATATCTCCAATCCTTTTAACAGCCCAAATGGCTAGTTTTAAACCGAAAAATGTTCCTGCCGCCCACGCTACTGCTTGTGCTAAATTTTTGATTGCATCCTTGTGATCCTTCAAAAACTTAATAACCCCACGTGTGATCGGGATCAGATCCCGCAATGATTGAATCAACCAAAACATCACAGGACGTAATTCGTTGCCAACTTCCATTTTTAGAAGTGAATATTCATTTTTTAATCGGTTTGTAACAGCAGCTAATGATTGTGTAGCGGCAGGGATACCGCTTGAAAACTCTTCTTTTAATTGCTTTGCGAATTTTGGAAGGAAGTCATCAGCTATCAACTTACCATCGGACATGAACTTGTCAAGTTCAGCAGTAGTCATATTCATTGCCCTTGCAGCAATTTGAAAAGCACCCGGGATACGTTCACCTAATTGGCCCCGTAACTCTTCGGCCTGCACTTTACCTTTTGAAATCATTTGGGATAAGGCAAGTAAAGCACCCTCTGATTGCTCCGAAGATAAACCCATAACAGCGGTAGCCGCTGAAACTCCTTCAAAAATATCTTTTGTTTTTTGCCCCTCTAAGTTGGTTCCGCGTGCAGCTCCTGCAATTTGTTTGTAACCATTTGCAGAGGCTTCCAGACTTAAACCTAATTTGTCGGATTCCTTTCTTAAATATTCAAACGTTGCTTTTCCTTGTCCTCCACTAATAAAATTTAAGCTGTTTTTTAAGCTGTCCATTTTTAGCGTGGTGTCGAAAATATCTTTTGCAAGTACTGAGAATCCAATTGTAGCACCCAGTCCAGCTATTGTTGTTTTAAGTGAAGCTACTGTACTATCTAAACCTTTGGCAGATTTATCAGCGTCTTTTATCCCAGCGGAAAAAAGATCTTTAAGCGATATTATGTATTCCGTTTTATCTGCCATGTATAAAAAAAGGGGCGTTAACCCCTATTCAAATTTCATTTGTCCTGTTTCTTCAAGCACATACCTAACTCTACTCCAAAGCTTCACAATCTCATCCTCATCCATGTTATCGGGGTTTTCTCCAAGGAAGTAATGTATGTAAGCCTGCATCTTTTTGTACTCGCTACTGTCTTTCGTTATCCGGTGCTGGTCTACTTTTTTTTTAGCGAGTTCATAAGTACATTGATATGTCCTAATGAATCAACACAACCACTCATATAAACATCGTCATAACGAGAATCATCAATTAAATAGAATGCCTCATGCGAATGCTCTTTAATAATTGAAGTAGTAAGGATCATTTCACCCGCTAAAGCAATGCTGTTTTTTGACATTAAAATGTCAAAGGCTTCCATTTTAGCTGCTCGTTTTGGCTCCTGTATGAATCCAACAAAAATTTCTTCTGTTGCAGGCCTTACAAATACCAAAGGATAAACAACACCATGATTAGGCTTTAACTCTTCGCACTTTTTTTCTGCATCAGCTTTTGCGGTTTCGATTTTTTGTTCAAATTCGCTTAGCTTTTTTTCTTCTTTAATAATTACTTTCGGAGTATTCATTTTTTAAACGTTTTTAACGCCCGCAATAATTAGCGGAACAGATATTTTTAAACTTGTATCACCTTCGTTTGCTTCAAAAGCATCTTCTAATAGCTCTACAGCTTGCAGAACAACAGTCTTTGCAGTCACTCTGGAGCCTCCAAATACGACCGGCACATCTTGTGGAGGTATGCTTAACGGATCTTTATCCGGTGAAATATCAATGATGCGTTGCCACTCTTCGCGGTACAATTCGATTGAAGCCTCGTATTCGTTACGGCCGTAACCACGACTTACAGGATCAGGGCCAGCACCATAGTTGTTCACTTTGTCGCTTTTCTTTTTCCAAGTAATTTTTGTAATACCTTTTACAGGTACCCCATACAATATAAAATTGATGTGTACCCAGGAATATGACACTCCATTTACTAATGCTGGCATCTGTTATTGTATTGAAAGTTTATAACCAATATTTACCTTAATGTTTCTTGCAACTCCAACAGGAACTAAATCAACTGTAACTACAAATTCAGAATTTGTAAGCACGTTTTGCTTCGGATCAACAACTACTTTTTTAGCAGAAATTTCTTCGTCACGTTCCATTTGATCCAAAGTCTCGTTCCCTTTTGTTTCAAATTTTGCTATGTCAGTATCTTTCAGCGTACCATTTGGATTAACTACAAGCGGCCCGTTTAAGTCTGGCAAATAGTTTACATAAAGGTTTCTAACTGCCTTATCAATCGTTCTGTTGTTTTCGATGTATGCATAATCCGAATTTTGAAGTATGCATGTGTGTGAATCATTCCAGAACGTACCTTCATAACCTACTTTTTTGATTGCAAAAATGTATCTGTAGGTATTTAGGTTTCCAAGTAATGAAGATGATTGAGAGCTAAATAATGCCCCATTAACAAATGCTGCAACGTTGTTTTCTGTTCCATCGGATATGTTGAATTTTCCAATCCAAGCAATATCCTCACTTACTTTTGCAAGTGATACAGTTCCTAAACAAGCTCCACCGTTTGAAATCGTTTTGCCTGTAGCTTTAAATAATTCAAATCCTTGTGCGTCACCATCCTGACCAATCACTACTGAAACGTTTTTCGAGTTTAATCCTGAAAGTGTTGTAAGTGCTGAAAGTGTAGCTGCTGTATAGTTGAATGTCAACAACACAGAAGATAAAGGCATGTGGTTCGTGAAAAGAGTATTGCATACTGCCTGAGCTGCTTGGATTGCAGCATTTCCGCTTGTGTATGCAAGTGCATCACAATAAACAAATGCTTGACGAATTTCACCATTTGCGAATTGTTGCATTGTTGCTAAATCGGCAAAATCATAAGTGGAAGGAACTGCATACATACCAACGTACAATACACCTTGTGGCTGTATTCTGAAATATTCAGAAATGTGATAGTGCCATGTTGCTTGTAGTGAAGCAACACCGTCAACTAATGCTCCTGCACCAAATTGAGCGATTGTTCCTGCATGTGTTGGCGAACCACCAACGCCTGTAATTACAGAAACTAAAGGCGTTCCCGTGTTTAAGAAAACACCTAATCCTGGACGAGCTGTGATGGTCACAACCGCTACAGCGGCCACGGCTGAATAACCATGTAAATAAGTACCTTGGTTAATAATATCTGCTATTGCAGCTGCGGAAGTTGTTGTTGTTGCACTAGATGGAATAGTAGCTACTCCCAAAGACTTGTAACCTTTCGGCTCCAATACTTTCAATTCAACTGTTTCACCTGCTGTTCCTGCTGTAGTAACTGTATAAGTTGCTGTAGCTTTTGTTTCGTCAGAAAAATCACCAAGTATTCCCAAATCTTCTGCTTCCTCCAATGAGAAAACCTTTTTGATCCTGTCATTAGATGAGAAACCGCTTGGTAAAGTGCCAGTATAAAACAGCATTGCGGAAATATGATCTTGACCCGGTAATGGTCTTCCCAAACCGCCTTGACCTAAATTGAACGTAACATCGTTAAGAGCCATTTTACTTTTTAGATTTCTTTGTTATTAAATCGGCAGGATAAACCACCGTTAACTTGTTTTCTTCGCAGTGCTTTTCAATGTTTTTTGGCAATTCCCCCATGTAAACACACCCGTCGGATGTGATAAGAGAAACACCTTTGTGTTTTCTTGCAAATTCTGCTGCTTCCTCGAAAGTCATTATTTACCTTTTTTAGGTTTAGGTTGATCTTCTTCGTTGGAATGTTTTGATTCTCCTAAAATTTCTCCTGCTGAAAAAGCAGAATACCCTTCACGTGGAAAAAACAACCATTCGCCAGCCTCATTGATAAACACTTGTGAAGCTTTATTTTCTTTGATCGTTTCGATCAGTTCTTTTTTAAATTCCATATCGGAGTTTTATTTATTATGGTTGAACAAATCGGCTTAACTCAACAAATGCAGTCCCGTTGAAAATGAATTTTGCGGTGACTGATTTACCGTCTGCTGCGGTTAATGTTCCTGCGGAAACGAAACCTGTTCCGAATGTTGTAATTCGAGAAGCACCGGAAGCAGAAGCGATATAAGTAAACATATCGCCAACGTTACATTGTGTAACTGTTAGGTTAACTGTAACAGCCCCCGTTAAAGCTGCTGGTTTGTAAATTGTGTTGTGGTGAATTGGAGTGTACGCCAAAGTCGCTGCGTATGCAGGTGTAGACAATCCGTTGTTTAACATACGGTATGTGTTATCCTGGTTTGGTGTTGTCCCGAATTTTGGGTCAGTTGCTGCCATTTTTTATTTGTTTTGAATGAGTTTATGAAATAGGGGAGCGTTAACTCCCCCGTTAATTATGCTTTATACAATACTGTTTCCTCAGCCCAACCGATTTGTACATCGGCTTTGCAAAGCATTTTGATAAAATACTTTTCAGAATTTGCCTGTAGCTGTTTTAACATCAATCCTTGATCGTCCACGCTGTTCATACCTACCCAAAGATTTGAATCAGGCGAAGCAGTACCTTTTGCAATCATGTATGCATCATTTGGGAAATCTGCGATACGAACTACTTTTTTACCTCTGAACATATCAGAACCCTCACGCGTTACATCAACTCCTTTGTAAAGCTGAGCGCGTTGGTATGTTTCCCATATCCCGTATGTCTTGTATGAAACAAAGATTTTCATGCTTGGATCGTAACGAAGTGCCTCTGGAATCATATCGTAACCACGACCAAACTCAGATTCAATGTTTGCACTTGTTAAAGTGATAGGAGAGGACACAGCTAATGTGCCTGCATCTAACTGAGCGTTTTTAATGAACCCGTTCCAGTATTTGTAAATACTTGTGGATGCTAGGGACATGTCGTTGTTCCAAATTGCTTTATTGAAGTATTTGAAATAGCGTTTCATTGCTTCCTGAACCATTACTGATTCAACTGTTGCAGGCAATGCGCGGTCAATTAGTTTTGGGTTTAGTTGAACTGCGAACCAGTGATCTTCAAAATCACGTGGGTTAAATTCAGTGTAGATCATGAAATCTTGAGGATCTAAGACCTTTCCATCAACTGTCCAACTACCTTTAGAAATAGGTGTCGCTTGACGATCCTGAATAAAATCTTCGTAGTTAGAATCCCAACGTGGAATTGTGTATTTTTTCTTAATACCATCTTTCACATAGACGTGACCACCGCTGATAGTATCGGCTCCGGTGATTGCTTTAACAAGGAACTGGCTTGCGACTTCACCTGCGTAGGTCGTGTCATTTATTACTAATTCTGGCATTTTGTATAATTTTTATTGTTTGATTATTTATTTTTATTTGAAATGTCGATCATTGCTGCGCCCATAGTGTACTTAGGTACTTCTGCGTCTCCTTCAAGTGCGTTCACGATGTTTGCGCCTTTCTTGTTAATTGGCAATTCATCCAAAAGAGCTTTTGTGCCGTCGAAATCTTTAATCAACTGCGCTTTTACTTTTGCGATAGAAGTAGCATCATTTTTAATTTTGCCCTCCTTTGCATAGTTGTTTGCTTGTAATTCAGCAGCTTTATCCAAAGCAGAAAGTTTTTCAGCCTCAGCAGCTTCTTTCGCTGTTTTTTCAGCAGCTTCTAATTCTGTTACTCTGTTATTAGCAGCTACTAAATCCGCTTTCGCAGTTTCTAATTCACCAGCGATTTTTTCCTTAGCTTCATTGGCTTCTTTAGCGGAATTTTGAATTGATTCAATCGCTTTGAAAATTGAATCTTCAGTCGCGGAATCATTCAGGTTTAAAAAGTTTGTTACTTTTTTCATTGATGGTTCTTTTTTGGTGTGTATTGAATTGAAAAAATTTGTGTACTCTTTTAGTCGAGCCTTTATATTTTCGGAGGTAATAGGCGTGGCTCTTGGTTTATTTAAGTCGCTTATGCTTACTCTTTCATCTGCAAACCCGTTTGTAATGCATTGTTCTGCATTCATCCAGGTTGTTAAATTCATTAGTGCTGAAATCTCATCTTCGGTTTTGTTTGTCTTTCTGCCTAGCATTGTTACAAGCGACCCCTTAATTGCATCTAATCCAGAATCGACCTTCCCGTCTGGGTTGTAAGGGTTGTGCATCATCAAAAGAGCATTGTCATATACATATCTTTTTCTGCCTGCTTGGAAAATAACACCTGCTATACTTGCCGCTATTCCTCCGTTATATGTATCAACTTTTGTTTTGCTTGCGAGGATAGCATGGTACATTTTCATCCCTTCTATTACACTTCCACCCTCAGAGCAGATGTGTACTTGTATTCTTTTCTTTCCAAGCGTATCCAAATACATTAGTTCATCTTGGAACTGATCGCCCATAATACCTTCACCTTCCTCCGAATCGTTGCCAATATGCCTATTGATAAACATCATTGGTTCGTCAGAATCTATGTGTTTAGTGTATTTGAGCTTCATAAAACAAAGGTGAAGCGAAGTAGTGAGGATGTAAGCGGTATAAGTTATTGTTAACTTAACAACTTTGAATTATTATGCGTGCATACTATTTTTACTATGCTTGCATAATAAATTAATTTTTTATATTTTTGATAAACCCAAGTTGCATGATAAGAGAGAGCCAGAAAGATTCACTGAAAAGAAGGGTTCAAGTATACCCGTCTTGGTATTACAGAAAATTGGTAGTTGCTTATTCGTTTATGAAGCAACAATCTTTAGGAGATACGGTTGAGGATGCTAACAAATCTTTTTTTGATTCGTTATCGGATGACGAGAAAGAAAAACTACTATCAGTTTATGAAGGGTTAAGCGAAGCAGAGCGAACACACCCTAAAAGAGCAAGACCTAAGAGATTTGACGATTAAAAAAGGCTTTCAAGTTTCCCCGAAAGCCTAATCAAATAGACCGCATGAACTCCGAAAACATGCGGCTATTTAGTTTATTTGCCCGCGTATCATTAGGTATATTTCACCTAAAGATGCCATTGCTGGAATATCAGTATTATTTGCTACTTGTTCGATCAATATTTCTGTATCGTTCATTTGAGCGAGTCCAGCGAACCCAACAGATGTCCCACCTTGCTGAACAGCCACAACGGCAACCCCTCCAACATTAAGACCGGCTAAAATAGTTGGGCAGCTAAATGATAATTTCCTTACTCCCGAAGCAATTACAAAGCTTTGCCCAGTTATAAGCACCTCCACCTCGTTACCTTTTATTTTATATTGAACGTACCCAAAAGAACTGCCAGTAAACCCGCCCAAAACTTCGTTACCTGGGCCGTCGTAAGCTTTAAGTGTTGGTATGTAGGATATAGATTTATCAATGAAGATGCAATTAAAATAGTCTACTGTTCCACTACCTGAAACAGCATCGACCATTGCAAAACGTCTTATTTTATGAACTGAATGCGAAGTATTGTCGCTGAATATCACAGGGTCAAATGGCGCGTTTGTTTCAACTAAATTTAAAACAGGTGTATTAACAAATGCTGTTGTACTTGATTTACCGGGACAGTAATAAAGCTCGCCATCATAAAAAATATACCCTTCTTTATATTGGTTGGTACCATAAAAATCTAACCCTGAAATAACATAATATTTTGTTGGGTCATAAATCCTTCCTATGCACGAAAGCGCATAAGCCTTAATCATTTCTTTATTTGCGTCCTGCAAAAAATCTAAACTGTCTGCTGTGAATGGCTGTTGAACCAATGGATCAACTACATCGGTAGTGATTATTTTATTCATTTTAATATGGTATTACTGTGTATAATTTCCCTGCTATAACGTATTTATCAGCAACTTGCCTTACAATGTTTTCAGCGTATATCGTAGTTGGATTTAACGCTGTGAACACAGCATTAGGAACATAAATCGCAAAGCTGTAAAGCTGCAATGAATAAACTCGTCCTAAATAATATGGCTGATAAGTGCTATTCCTTGCTAATGTCGAAGATGTTGCTCCGGACCTTCCAAGTAAAAACTGCGCGGCTCCTGAATCAATATTGCTTACATAAATCTGTGGGTCTGTTGCAGGAACTTCAAAATGTTTGTTAAGAAGAAATTCAAAAACTATTTTTTGGCTATTGTATAATAATCGCTCACGAACACCGATGTAATTGTCCAGTATTTTAACCCAATACAATGGATTACTCGGTAGTATATTTGTGTTTGCTTGTATACATTCATAAACTACTCTGTTGTATCGTACTGTGTCTCCGGGAACATAGGCTGTAGACGAATCCCATTTTAACCCCAAAAAACCATTCGCATAGTAGGTGAAGAAACGAAGATGAAGAATACCTAAGCAGGCAACAAACGAACGAAATAAAGCCAAATACTTAGGCTTCCTTTTGTTTGGAGGCATAAGATCGCTGGCTTGCTTATTAAAATCTATATCGTATATCGTTGGCATTATTCAGGAGTAAATATTAATTGGTCAATAAAAGTTTGCCCTGCCTCATCTTCTTCAATGATGTAACCAGCGTATGTATTGAACTTGTATTTCAAAATGTCCTGATCTTGCACATAAAATGTTTTATCAGCAAATAAAGTGTCCGATTTTCGAGCGGCAACATCAATAAGAACCACATCGTTAACCCCTTCAACTGCTTGTATAGCATCTGAAAGAGCAGAAACTCTTATAAATCCATTGAAGTCGATTTTGTTTTTGTTGCTTAAATACTCTTTTACTGCGTTTATAACATTTGTTGAAATAACAGCAGTGTACTCTCCCTTGTGGAAAATTTGAGCCTTTAAATACAGCCTATCAGGATCAAAAGAACGTGCAGAATATGATATGCCGGCAACTCCAAGAGTGTTTAAATATCCCTGCAAGCTGCTTAATTCTAGTGATGCTACAGCTTCCGAGGGTTCCTTTTTAGCCACTTTTATATCAACTCTACCATTAGGCAGTGTAACTATTGAACATCTTGTAATAATTCGTAATGTCGGATCAATCGTTGGGTAGCGAGGTATTAAATTTACGAGCTGAATTACCTGCGGATTAGTTGCCGAATACTGGAAAGCGAAAACCTTATCTTTTAACCATTCTGGATGCCCGGGAACAGACTTTTCAACTGATACTTCTATTTCTGTTTTAAAAATATCAATCACTTGCTCAAACATTACAATACATGCTGCTACAACCCATGTCATTAGCCTAAATATTGCAACCATTGATGGGTTTTGCGATAATTCGGTTAACACGGGTTCCGATGCTATCTTATCAAGCATTTTATTTTGCCAATATTCTATTGTTTGTGCCATTAAGTACCTTTTAAAAATGGTTTAATCGGGTTGTATTGTGTTGTAATTTTCGGTGTAAGCTTGATAGAAAACCCGTCTGTTGAACGCTGCGCTGAATCGTCTAAATATGTTGTTTTATAATCCTGCATGAAGTGGTAAACGTTCGTATGATAGTAGTCCCTTTCTTCATTCACCCGGAAAAATGCACTTGCTTTGTCAGGTTCAAACCCTTGCATGCGCTTAAATGTTTTTTGTGTCAAATCAAACACATCCAGGTTTCTTTCCATCGTTCCATCGCCTGCGTCTAACTGTTCATGTACTATGTGAAGCCTAACAATCAATTGATCGTACAGTTGAACCCCATCACCTAATTGCTTTGGCTCCTGCACGTTTAATATTTCAATGAAGGCAGCCGGTAAAAGGAAAGAGTATTGCTGTTGTTGCTCTGCTAATTCCAGTTGATTGTTCCATACATCCACAAATGCGAATAAGTTAGGTTCACAACCTAAATGCTCCAATGTATCTTCCAACAACTGCCTCATCTCATTAGTTTCTTTATTTCTGAATCAACACGTGTTTTTAAAACCTTGTCAAACTCTCT